CTGATTAAAAAGTTAAAAGAGCTCCCAGCGGATACGGCCAAAGAGTTGTTTATGACTATCGTCAAAAAAGGAATTGACAGTATTCCGGATGTTGCCCAATGGCTTCCGCCTTTCCTTCATTCATTGCAATAGTAACACGTCATCCTCGGATAAACCTACAGCATGTCACCCTTGTCTATATTTTTGGTGTAATCGAGCCGCACCAATTGAATGCATCGGCAGTTGATTGTCTCGCTTGCCGGTGCTCCTAGGCTCCTGTCATGTGGATATTTCATCTTGTATCCGTCTGGCGTAACAAATGGCGTTTGTAGCCCTTTAACGGTCTGTCTATTCATAGCAGCATGGCTATCACGTACTCGATTATCACCGGCTGTTTTCCATACTCGTTGAACATCCTGATCGGTATAGATTGTCTTATCGAGTGTCTGCTCCATCGCCTCCTGTTGTGAAGCATTCAAGCTTTCCAAAGCTTCCGTTCTGGCAATTGTGTCACCACGGAGCTTTAATAGTGAAACTTCATACCGGTTCAGCATCTTAGTGATTAAATCTGCCGGTAGTTTTTCACCACTCTGAATAGCCTTTAAAACCGACCTATCAAACCGTTTATCTCTCCTAGCTCTAGTGAGATAAGCTTTATATCCTTCTATTTGCCTAGAGGTTAGCTCCTGACGCGCATTCTCGACAAATGACGCTTGATTGCTAGTCAAACCGACGATACCGCCTGTACGGCGTCCTGTGACCTTTTCTATACGCCCTACAATATCGAGCGCAACCGAACGCGGGTTCCTACCATATATCATACCATTTGTAAGAGCTGATCTGATCGCTTCCTTTTGGTCTGTGATGATATTGGTGACAAGATTACTGCTATGTTGCTTGAGCCATTGTTCTGCACGTACGTTTCTCGCATCAAACCGAACGACAACCTTATGACCGGAAGGGCTTTTAAGCCGTGGTAATTTAGAAACGGCGGCTATTCCGCCGGCATTGAACGTTTCTCTTATGGCATCTGCCACCGGATTAAATGCTGTGCTATCGACCGGTATAGCATTAACCGCGCCGGTAATATCGCCTTTTTGCAAGCGTTCGATGATCTCTTCGATGATAGCGTCAGAACGGATTGTCTCGATTGCTTCTAGAAATGCTTTCCGAATAGCCGGTTCATATTGCTGAACTATTTGTTCAAGCTGTTCTTGTTCGGATAGGCGTTTCAACATAACTATTACAATCTAAGGTGGTTAATCAGTCGAGGAGTGAAGAATGGCTTGGCTTTGGGATAATATAGTGGGTGTCATAACGACGGTTCTTGCCATTTATGGTGCATTTCTTTCGAGCCTCAATTTTTGGCATACGAGGAAGCGTGACAAAAAAGAACTCTGTATTGAGGCTGAATTTAAGCAAGAATCATTTGTCTCACTTAACAATGTGACCATTACAGTCATTAATAAATCGCTAAGACCCATCACCATTAAAAAAATCGGTTTAGAATATGATCCTTCTGTTGAAGCAAAATTTCCAAGACCAGTTGGTTATGTGAATGAAGCCATAAAACTACCTATTAGACTGGAGATTAGCGATCAATTTTATTATCACGTTCCCTGCTGCTATTTGGCAAATCAAAATGAAAAAGCCAATCATTTTGATACAAGTGCTATTCCTTATGCAATAGACAATGAAGGGCAAAGATATAAAGGTAAGCCATTAAAACATCCTGTCTTTATTATTTCGGACTACTAACTCCGACACTGGCACAGATAATAAATCGGCACACCAGCAGGACTAAGTTCCGTCACAGCAACGACCGTATGTTTCACACCGTTAAAAACGATCTTGTCCGTTGTCTTTGGCGTGACTTCAAGCCCGTAAGCTGGAATGTAGACTTTTAAATCTCCTGATTTGATAAGTGTGCCATCAATATCTTTTGCCAGATAATACAATACAACCAACTTGCAGGCATAAGTCTTCACGCTTTGAGACGGGTTCCAACCCGAACCACTGTTCACTTGCCTTTCAATTGAACCAGTTTGCCCATACCTGTTTATCTGGCGATTTGCTGTTGCCACGGAGCGGCTATAATCGAATTTATCCATGTTCACGCCCTCGCACATATTCCAAACAAAGCCGCTTTTGCTTTTGGATTGGTAAAACCTGATAATAACCGATCAATAATCGTAACAACCGGCAGCACGTCTTCAGCCGTTCCTTTTCCGTCCTTGTAAGTGGTAGTTATCTCTCCGATTTCTTCCTGCTTGATCGCTTCTGATTGTATGTAATCAGGTGCTAGGCTGTTAGGTTTCGTCAATTCCCGCCATATAGCTTCGCAGGCTGCGTTTTTAATAGCAGGTGGTATGATTGCATCATTCACCGAACAACCGCGCCAGACGGCTTGCTTGCGCGGCCATTCAAGTGATTGATTGACAGATGCCACTTTGCCGATGAAACGGTTACCATAAGTAACATCAAGCCAACGAGTACCACGCCGGCAAGCTTGTTCAATGTCTTCATCTTTAAAACCGGCTAGATTATAACCAAACTTCTTTGAATAATCATTGAACTCGGCAATTGTGACATAGCTATCAGCCGCTTGATCGCCTGCTGTCGTGATGAGTGTCATGTTATGAGCCTTTTATTACTGTTTGTTTGCAGGCGTTTCTTGCTTGGCTGGTGCTGCCTCTTGTTTGGCTTGAGGTGCTTCCTGTTTTGCTTCAGGCGTTTCTTGCTTGGTTCCCGGCTTGTCTTTTTGTGAAGCTGCTTTCAGTGCGTCTTCATAGGCGGCAATGATTTTAGCCCGACTTGTATTCTTGCGAATTGTATCGCCGGTAGCCTCCTTGATCGCCTCGATCATGTCATTGTTGCTCAAGTCTGGATAAGGATCCGGTGCATCGTCTGTTGCATCGTCATCGGTAGCATCATCTTTTGGGGCGTCTTGCACCTCAATCGGAATACCTGCCGTCTTGTACGCTTTTACAACTTCCGGCCAGTTTCCAATCACCAGAACGCCGTTCGACGGTGTCACCTGTCCCTTGAAGTACTTTGGGTTTTCATATCGAACATCTTTATTGAACCCGCTGTCCTGTGTTGAATAGATTAAATCATGCATTTTCAACTCCGTTAATGAATAAGGAAGAGGGGACTATCCAGTAATCCCCTCGACTTCAGTAGGTGATTAAGCAGCGGGTGGCGTTACGTTGATAAGAACGCCTGCTGTCGACTTGTTATCAAGCGAATACTTGTACCAGTTCGCGCCACTGGCGAGCTGGGCTAGCGTCGGGTTAGCAGGTGCAGGTGTCGCTCCATTCGTATTCCAAGAATACCCAAGAAGCTTTAAATTGAACGTACCTTCAGCACGGTAGCCAATTACCAAGTTTTCGCGGGTATTGTTCTCGTATGAACGGAAGCCCGGAGCCTGACTTTCAGTGATTTCAATAGCACCGGCCTGCAATCCGAAAATCTGGTTTTCCGGAATTTTATCCGATACCAAGACCGGCTTGCCTAGCGTACCAGGCAGACCGCCATAAACAACGATACCGGTTTCCTCGAAAATCTTTTCATCAATAGCATCATCGACAAGATCGGAATAAGTGGAACTGTCCATCGCAAAAACTGCAATATTATCACGACGGTCTCCAAACTTCCGCAAGCCCTTCGTGAGCAGCTTTTTATGATCTTTCTGGAAACTGCCAGTAGCAACCAGATCGGCATTAGCACCGATTGCCGCCGCAAGAGCAGCAAATGAATGTCCGATATATCCCCGCATTGTTGCTTCTGCTACGTCACGACCAAGCAACGTATAGAATTCATCAAGTGAACGCCCACGCCGCTTGAATGCTTCTTCTGTGGATTCATACGGGCCATATTTCCACGGTACTTTGACGCCTACGCTTTCATCCGTTCCGATACTTTTCGGAACAACTTCGTCAATGCGGTTTACATCGCGGTGTTCAATGTCACCGCCAATCTTATAAACCGCTGACTTTTCGAAATCGCCCGGCAATGCCTCGGAACGAAGGATGATCGCCCCATTTGACTTCTGGTTGAAAACATCAAGAACGTCTTGCATGTGTTCAAGGTAAGCTGTTTGCGCGACTGTGTCATAAATGCGCACATCTGAATTGTTTGTAATTGCCATCAAAGGCTCCTGTTAATTATTTCGGTAAAGTTAGGTATGCCGCCTGACCATGTTCCGACATGTATTCAGTACGTTGTTTCGGCGTCATTTGGCTGCGTTTCAAGGTGGTTCCCCCACCGGCATTTGTTGGCAGTTTCCCGCTGCCAGTTTGTCCTGTGCCTTCAAAGGCACGTCCATAGATTTCCGATTGCTTCA